ATGCCGTTATCCGATACCGCAGCCAGGCAAGCCAAGTTCAGCGGCAAGCCTCAAAAGCTTTCCGATGAGAAGGGGCTGTTCCTGCTGGTCAACCAGTCTGGTAAATACTGGCGGCTCAAGTATCGCCATGGTGGCAAAGAGAAGGCACTTGCCCTGGGGGTCTATCCCGAGGTGTCACTGAAAGAGGCGAGAGCTAAGCGGGATGATGCCCGCCGCCTGATCGCCGATGGCGTTGATCCCGGTTTGGTGCGCAAGCAAAGCAAGGTTGCTAGTCGGCTGGCCAGCGAAAGCAGTTTCGAAGCATTGGCGCGGGAGTGGCACCAAAGCCAGCTTGCCCGTTGGAGCCAAGGCCACGCCACTCGGGTAATCGAATCCTTGGAGGTCGATGCCTTCCCCGATCTTGGGCTTGTTCCTGTTGCTGAACTGACCGCCCCCATGATGCTGGAGGCTCTGCGGAAAGTTGAGAAGCGCGGGGCAACCGAAACCGCTGGACGAGTGCTGCAGCGGATCAGTGCCATTATGCGTTACGCCATCCAGACAGGCCGAGCCAGCTACAACCCAGCCCAAGACCTGAAAGGGGCACTCAAAGCCGCCAAGAAAGAACACCGGCCGGCATTGCCCCGGGCGGAACTGCCAGAGTTCTACCGCCGTCTTGCTGTTGAGCCCCTGAACCCTGCTACTCGCCTTGCTTTCCATCTGCTGATGCTGACCATGACCCGCCCGGGCGAGGTGCGCTTTGCCCGCTGGGATGAATTCGACCTGGAGCGGGCCGAGTGGCGTATCCCTGCTGAGCGGATGAAGATGCGTTCAGAGCATATCGTCCCACTATCCCGGCAGGCGCTGGCTGTCCTTGATGAGCTTCACCAGCTCACCGGTCATTGTGAGCTGTTGTTTCCCAGTGAGCGCAACCTGACCAAGCCCATGAGTGAGAACACCCTGAGCTATGCGATGGGCCGGATGGGATATGCGGGCGTTGCTACTCCTCATGGGTTCCGGGCTCTGGCATCCACCACCTTAAACGAAGAAGGCTTTGATCCTGACGTTATCGAGCGCCAGCTGGCCCATGCTGAACGCAATAAGGTGCGGGCTGCCTATCACCGGGCCGAGTACCTGGATGACCGCCGCAAGCTGTTGCAGTGGCTTGCTGACTTCTACGAATCCCAACAAGGGGGCAATGTTCGCCCTGTGAATTTCAACCGAGCTGTATAACGACTTTGCCGGGCCTATCTCGACGGAGAGAAAAGCGGGGATCCTTGCCCACCTGGCCCGGCAATCAATTCAAGGCGCGTTAGAAGGTGACGCGAGCTATGACCAAAAAAACCAAGCCAGAAATCGACCCCCCAAAGCCATTACTCCCGCTCGAGTATTGCCGTCCAGAGCGAGCGGCTGACTTATTGGGATGTAATGTTGAGGATATATTCCACTGGGCCGCTATCGGGGCAATCCGTTTATATGTAATGGCCCAGAAGGCTGAAAGACCATCGCATATTTACGTGAAAAAGCACCAATATCTTACCTATTTGGGCCGGTCAAACCCGCTGAAATTCGGAGCTTCATTCGTTGCCGCTTCGCTTGACGAAGAGCTAGGCAATGATTGGTGTAACGGGAAGGCGACGATCTCAGGATTTTGGGCAATACGGCGGTTGCATTTTGAGCACTGGGAGATGGATGGGGTGCTAACAGCCCGTGATGGGGATATTTTCGAGCTATCTTCTGATTTTTCCGATAATTCATCCCCAGTATGGGCTGATGTGAGGTTTCCTAACATCGCGGATCATCTGTGGGTCCTGCGTGAGGACTTGGCGTTACTACAACGACACATCCACAGCGGGCAGCCGCTTCCTATAGGTGCCGATGCCAATGCGCAGAGTGCGTTGGCTGAAATAGCTGCGGCCGCTGCAGGAGAGTCTCAGCCACATCCAACCGCGGAATACCATGCTTCTACCAGAGAGCGCGTGCTTGTTGCAGCCCTTCATGCGCGCAGTAGATGGCCTGATGAATGCGTGACCTATGTTGCTTGGGCCAATGCTTTGTGGGATCACTCGAACGAACTGTTTGGGGGGAATGACGCTCCTCTATCACGGGAATCTATCCAGCGTTTATTGAGTGCGGCGGAGGGTAGAAACGAAGTTTATAAGCGTGGCTAAGCTGTGATGCTGGTGGGTCTACAGACTGTACGGTACCAGCACCTCCCGTGAGGTAACTTGTACCGTACATAGAGAACGCGCTTCCTCATGCTTCAATCGCTCTCGATAGGGTAATACACCACGGGAGCTAATAAGCCATGTCAAAACATCAATCTCATCAACCTCGAGTTCTGCCCGCAGAGGGTTATGTCCGAGCAAAAATCTTGGCCCCCATGCTGGGGATCGCCGAGGTGACTCTATGGCGCTGGGCCGCAGATGGCAAAATCCCGAAGCCGGTTAAGCTCGGGGCGCGTGTAACTGCCTGGCGGGCGGAGGATGTGCGCCGGTGGATGGATGCTCAAGGCCGGGCGGCATAAGGAGGCGATGATGAGCAAAAAAGGAAAGGCCGCACCGCAGAACGGCACGACCCTCAGTCAGCACTGGGATCTTACCACCAAGCCTGCCAGAGACGCTACCAAGCTCGAGCTGGTGTCCCTCCATCTGGTTGAGAATGGCACCGATGGGATCAGCTCACTGTCGGCTCTGGCTGGGCTACATGACCTCAATCCACGGAACTCGATCAGCGACCTGCGCCGCCATCACGGGATCACTATTCTCGATGAGTATTTCAGCCACCAGCATAGTGGCGATGGCGTGGCCCGCTTCAAGCGTTACTGGATCGCCGACCGTGCTCAGGCCAGAAAGCTGGTTGAACTGGTGAACCTCAAGCGCAGGCAGCGCGGGGCCCAGCCATTGAGCCAGGGGCATGTGTCCAGCTATATCGCACGCTTTCCATGTCCGACGAAGACGCCAGCATCTAACCACCAGCCCGCCGCGTAAGGGATAAACCATGAACATGAGAACCAATGGGCGCATAGCCCAGGGCGAAGCCTTGCCAAAATTCAGACAAGCAGGCTTGTTCGATGCAGTACGACACGGTACGATTCATCTCGCAGCGGCAAAATCCGTTGCCGAGATTGGCGTCTCGGAAAGAGTCTTGGAGCCGACCCACGCTCTTGCGTGGTTTTTTGTCGGCGCTCGTCCCTCATTTCTTGGGGTGCTGCTGGCCTACTTGGTTGGCAGTGCCTACCGTGTTATGGCGGCTCGAGCGAGGGCTCCGCAAGGAGCGCTGGATCCCAAGGTCTCCAGTTACGCCAACCTCGTTCGGGCTGTCACCAGAAGATTGGCGTCTCTCTGTGACAGCGACAATTTGCTGACCTTGGAGGCTGCCATCATGGCTACTGTCCCAACCCCTGTTACATCCAAAATCTTCACCTTCCTGATCGCCTCGAGCGCCTGCCGACTGGCAGACCTGCGCCGTATCCGCACCATTACCGCCGTTGCTGACACCGAAGCACAAGCCCGTACTGCTCTGGCTGGACTGCCTTTGGTATTCATGTCCCGCACTCCGACAGGGAGGGCCCAAGCATGAGAACGACCAAGCAGAAGGCGAGCCCCGAGTTTTTGGCCGAACTGGCAGACCTCTCCCTGCGCCGTGTGCGCCGCATAGTGAATGGCAAGCCGGTTATGGTGACACTGATCAGCCAGCCTGATGAGCACCCCCACCAGCCAACCAATAAGGGGGGCAAGGCATGATCTACTTCGCATGGGCCAGCGGTAGTGAGCAGCCCACCTTCACAGGCCCTATCAACCCACGCACCGGCAAGCGCTCACAAGTCGGCAGCCTGAGCGCATTCAGTTGGCGAACAGACCGAGATCGGTTTATTGCCCAAGCCAACGGCGCCGCAGTAGCCGTGACAGCCAAGCAAGCGCGGGAACTCAAAGCCGGATTGGATGAACGGGCTTTCAAAGAGCTGGTGGCCGTACTGACAGGGGGTGAACGATGACCTCGGCGATCAGGGGGGTCACAGGGCCTCGTTTTGTCTCTGATGTGGTCGCCGCGGCCTGTGGCCACTGGCCCGATCTGCTGGCTGCTGTAGGCATCGACATCCCGCGCCGTGGCAAGCATGGTCCATGTCCTGCCTGTGGAGGTAAGGACCGGTTCCGGCTGGATGACAAGGCTGGGCGTGGCACCTGGATTTGTAACCAGTGCGGGAATGGGGATGGGCTGGATCTGGTGGGTAAGGTGACCGGCAGGCAGCCCAAAGAGGCCGCCGAGCTGATCGCCCCGCTGGTGGGCTTATCGGATAGCGGTCTTGACCATGCCGCGCGTGAGCAGATCCACCAGCAACAACAGGCCAGGGCGGAGCAAGAGCACAAGCAGGCGGAGCAACAACGGCGCAAGGCCGCCCGAAGGGCCACCAGCATCTCGGCAGACATCAAGCAAGGGGTCAGCCCATATCTGGAACGTAAGGCGCTGTCAGGCTTGCCTATGCCGCTCACTCAGCGGGTCATCGCAGTGGGCGAACTGACATACCAACCCGGTTCGCTGGTGGTGCCCCTGTGGGATGAGGCGGGGGAGCTGGTTAACGTTCAGCTCATCAACACCGAGGGGGACAAGCGTTACCTGCCTGGCGGCCAGAAGGCCGGGGCTTTCCACCGTATCGATGGCGGTGAGCTGGTGGCCGTGGTGGAGGGATATGCCTCGGGGCGGTCTGTCCAGGCGGCAACTGGATCGACCGTCTATTGCGCCATGGACGCCGGTAACCTGCAGGCCGTGGCCCAGATTGCCCGCCGCCAGCACCCAGAGGCCCGGGTCCTGCTCTGTGGCGACAATGACGAAGGAACCGAGGGTAACCCCGGCAAGACCAAGGCCGAACAAGCAGCTGCAGCCGTAGGCGGGCTGGTGGCCTTGCCACCGGTTGCCGGTGACTGGAACGACTACCACCAAGCCCATGGGCTGACCAAGACACAAGAGGCCATCATGAGCGCCAGCACAGCACCAGCCACCAGCAATCAGATGAGCGAAAAGGGTCTGTCCATTGAGCAGAACCTTGGCGAAACCGCACCGCAGGCCCAAGGCGCCAGCCAGAAGGAAACGGCAGAGGTGATCCCGCTTCACGCCGAGCAGCAAGCCACCAGCACGGTGAGCGGGCAAAGGTTGCCGGAGGGGTTCGAGATCCGGGGTGATCGCCTCTGTGCGTTGATGATGGTTGGTCGGGGTGAGGATGCGCACCAGGAGTGGGTACCGATCTCCAGTCCGATCTGGGTACTGGCTGAAACCTCTGACGAGCAAGGCCGGGGTTATGGCCGCTTACTGCAGTGGCTGGATAGTGCTGGGCGATCTCGCCAGTGGGCAATGCCTGTCCGCTCCCTGGTACCGCGCAACGGTGACGAGGTATTTGCCGCACTCTTGGATGCGGGCTTGCCATTCATCGAACTGGGCCACAAGCGCAAGCTGAATGCCTACCTGATGAGCTGTCAGCCTGAGCGCCGGATCACCTGTGTGGAGCGTACCGGCTGGCATGGGCGGGCTTATGTACTGCCTCAAGGGTCAATAGGACCTGACGCCGATGGGGTGATCCTGCAAACAACTGGCTACGCAGCCAGCGACTTTACCGAACGCGGTATCTTGGCCGAGTGGCAACAGGGGGTTGCGGCACTGGCCGTGGGTAACTCCCGCCTGTGCTTTGCGCTGTCGCTCGCCTTCGCTGCCCCACTGCTGACTCTGGTAGGCATGGAGGGTGGTGGGTTCCACCTCAAGGGGGAGAGCACAGACGGCAAGACCACCATCATGAAGGCCGCGGCCAGTGTCTACGGCAACCCGGATCGCTACAGCCAGACATGGCGAGCAACCGGTAATGCCATCGAGGGGATCGCCAGCCGGCGCAATGATGCCTTGCTCTGCTTGGATGAGCTGGGAGAGCTGGACGGCAAAGAGGCTGGGCAAGTGGCCTACATGCTGGCGAACGGGCAAGGCAAAGGCCGTAGCAAGCAGGATGGGGAGTTGAGGGAGCGCAAAGCATGGCGCTTGCTGTTCCTCTCCACCGGGGAATTGAGCCTTGAAGATCACGCCGCCAGCGCAGGCCAGCGCACCCAGGCGGGGATGGAGGTGCGCACAATCCAGATCCCGAGCGACACCGGTCACCACGGGGCGTTTGAGTGGCTACATGGTATGGAGAGCGGGCGCACCTTCGCCGACACGCTCAAAGCCAACAGCGACAGCCAACACGGCAGCGCGTTTCGAACCTATGCCGAGGCATTGGCCGGGGATCTGGATGCGCACAGCGAGCGCCTGCGGGGCGAGATAAAGCGCCTGGCCGCCGAACTGACGCCGAAGGGGGCGGGCAATCAGGTAGGCCGCGCCATCAACCGGTTCGCGCTGGTGGCGGCTGCCGGTGAGCTGGCAACCCGGCTGGGGGTCACAGGCTGGCCCGATGGGGAGGCGCTGCGAGCGGTGCGGGTCTGCCTCAAGGCGTGGCTGGCAGAGCGTGGCCACCTTGGCAACAAGGAGGACGCTGCGACCTTGGAGCAGGTGCGCGGGTTCGTCACCGCCCACCAATACACCCGCTTTGCTGACTGGTTCGACACCAGCCACCGTCCGGCCAACATGGTTGGATACCGTAAGGCTGAGTCTGACGGAGTGAGCTTCTTTGTGCTGCCCCCGGGGTGGGCCGAGATCACCAAGGGACGAGATCCCAAGCGGGCGGCGCTCCTGTGTCTCGAGGCTGGCTATCTGCTGACAGGCAAGGACAAGAGGCGGCTCCAGCGCAAGGCAAGGCTACCCGGCATGAGTGGTTCGGTGTGGGCGTATCTGCTGACAGAGCGCGTACTGGCTGACGAGGCGGAGGGGTTGGAGGACGAGTAACGCCAGCCAGAAGAAAACAGAGGGCTGCCGAGTGTAGCCCTTTTACTTCCTGCCTCATGCGCGCGCGTAAGGAACAAAGCAAAAATGGTGGGAACAGTGGGAACAAGATTACCCAGTGAGCCTACAGGCCTTGTATATCAAGGGTTAGAGCTGTTCCCACCTAGCCCTCTATATGGTGGGAACAAGGTGGGAACAGTGGGAACAAAAAGGCCCCGTGTTGAGGTTGTTCCCACCTGTTCCCACTACCTTATGGCCTTGGTGGGAACATGGAAACCCAGTCATGGCGCGGGTTAGCGGGCATTGTTCCCTCGTTCCCACCGTTCCCACCACTTTTTTGAAGCTATAGAGCGTGAGCCGGCGATCAACATCACAGTTTTCAGGCAACAGGGGGTTGCATTGAGATTGAGCAACGAACAACGAGAGCAGGTGATTGAACTGCGCCGCCATCATTCACTTCGTGAGGTGTCTTCTCTGGCTGGCCTCCCTCTGGGAACGGTGAAAGCCATCATCAGCCGCTCTGGGCTGTTCACTGACAACCCAACGCACCGGGCCATGTTCACATTGCCTCCCATAGAGCGCAGCGGGGAGACATTGCCAGCGGTTCAAGAGCTGCCACCCCAGCAGGTTGTTACAGGGGACAGGGAGATCGATGCCCTGCTTTGGTTGCGCCAGGTGATAGAGACCGGGGATCCCGCCCGAATTGAACAAGCCAGAGAAGCAGCAGGGCGGATCACTACCCCACCGGATGAGCTGGAGAAGCGTTACGGCAACTGGCTGGTGGCCAGAGGGGGAAACATCATGGCAGGCCTTGGCAGTATCGGGTTTGCCGATCTGGATGGGCTGGCCGAGAAGTCTATTACCCGGCGAGCCAGAGGGGCCGAGGCCATCGGACGATTCGGGGATGCGTTGTGGAAAGATACACCGGCAGAGGCGTTCTGCCTGGAAGCGCTCCGCGGGCTGGAGTTGGTCAAATGTGAGTATCCGCCAGTGCTGGTGGCTGGGCGGTTCAAAGCTCTGCCGGAGTTGATGCCGCACACCCTGAGTGATTGCCTGCATGAGCTGGCCTACTGGGACGATCTATACCGGTTGCGCCGTGCCTGCGATGCCAGCGGTTATTACGAGAGCAGAATGGAGGCATGGGCCAGAGAAGCATTTGTGTTTGGCTTGCTGGCTGAACTTCGACCACGCAGCCGGGAGGAGTCTCTGGCAACCCTTCGATACCTGATGGGTTGCGAGCGTAAAGGGTGGCCAGAGGCAGACCGGATCTTGGAAAACTTGATCAGGTGACCCATTGCCAGCTGGTGGCTGCCACCACTGGAAATCCCCCAAGAGGAGGGGACGACACCTCAAAGCCATGATAACGGCACGATTTGAAACAGTGTCCATCGGTGCCAAGCACATGTCCGAAACATTTCTGCATGGAATCGAGGTCAATCCTGCCGGCAGGTAAGCCTGCCAGCTCATCCATTCAATACGGTGAGATCATGGAAAACAAACTTCCTGAATATCTGAAGATCAACGATGACGGCAGCGCTGATATCACCCTGTCACGCCCAGCGAGCATTGGCGGTACCAAAGTGTCTGTGCTGCGCATGCGCGAGCCGACTGTGGGTGATCAAGAGATCACAGCACAGATGACTGGCAACGATGCAACCCGCGAGATCACTGCCTTTGCCAACCTGTGCGGTCTGGCGCCGGACGATATCCGCAAGCTGCCGTTGCGCGACTATGGCCGTCTGCAGCGGACTTACACTGTTTTTCTCGACTAACACCTGAACACATCCGCCAAGGGGTGTTAGCACTGGCCTTGCACACGGGCTGGTCACTGGCAGAGATCAGCGCCCTGCGCACGTCACGGTTTATCTGGTGGATAAAGGGGCTGCCCAAAGACGATGGCTAATAAAAAACTCTCGGCAACTATCACCATCGGCGGCGCGGTTGCCTCCAGTCTCAAATCTGCATTTGGTTCGGTAAGGGGCGGTGTCAACGAGGTTGGCTCCGCTATTCGCAATGCCGAACGGCAGCAAAAGCTCCTTTCTCGGTCAATCCAGACATTCGGCAAGCAAGGCCGCAATGTGGATGGGTTGCGTCAAAAATACGTGGCTATCACCAGCCAGATTGACCGGTTGCGCGAGGCGCATCAGCGTCTTAACCAGGTACGGCGTCAGCAGCAGGAAAACGGGGCCAATCGCCGTGAGCTCGGCGGGAAGATAGCCAATACAGCTACCGCAGGTGCTGCGATCGCACTGCCATCTTTCGCCATGTTCAAGCAATCATCGCAGTTCAGCTATGACCTGATGATGATTGGCCTGACTGCCGAAATGACCAAGAAGGAGATTGGCGCGCTCGGCGGCACAATGGTCACCCTCTCAGACCAAACCGGTGTCAGCCAGGAGAACATGAAGAACGCCTTCGGCTTTCTGGTTGCCGCTGGCCAGGGTGTTGGTGAAGCGCAAGAAAACCTGAAATCCATTGGAAAAACGGCAAAGGCGACCGGGTCAGATATTGAGGATGTGGCAAGAGCCTCATTCACCATGGGTGACGCGCTCAAGGTGAAGCCAGATTCCATGCTGCAAGCGCTAGACATGCTGGTGACAGCAGGCAAAGAAGGTAAGTTTGAATTCAAGGCGATGGCCGCCGAGCTGCCGGGGCTTGGCTCCTCATTCCAAGCCTTGCAGATGACCGGCACTGAAGCTGTTGCCACCATGGGCTCTGCGCTGCAGATCGCCATCAAGGGCGCAAAATCAGAGTCAGAAGCCGCCAACAACATGTCCAACTTCCTCGCCAAATTGATGACAGAGGAAACTGCCAAGAAAGCGGCAAAGATGGGCGGTAATATATCCAAGGTGATCCGGGATGCCCAGGCGGCCGGAGCTAACCCCATCGAGGCCGCTATTGCCGAGATCAGCCGCATCACCAAGGGTGGCGATCAGGAGCTGATAACCAAGCTGTTCGGCGACATGCAGGTGCAAAACTTTATCCGCCCCATGCTGCAGAACCTCGAAGAGTACCAAAAGATCAAGCAGAAGGTGCTTGCCTCCCAAGGCGTTGTGGAGCGTGACTGGGCAACCGTCATGGCCAGCAGCAAGGAAAAGACAGAGCGGCTATCAAATTCGGTGTGGGGCCTGACCGAGGCTATAGGTGGCGCTCTTGATCCAATTGTTGGGAAGCTCGCCGACACATTAATGCCGGTGGTTACGGCTACCCGAGACTTTGTAAAGGCAAACCCCAAGCTGGTGGGCGGGGTGATCGCTTCCGCTGCAGCGTTCACCACCCTGAGACTTGCCGTGCTCGGCACTAAATTCGCCTTCACATTCCTTCGCGGAGGGTTGCTGGGTGGGGCTGGGGTGATGGAGAAGATGAGAGCCGGCGCCCTGCTTGCAGGTCGGGCCCTCCCATTCGTAGCAACTGGCATCCGTGGCATCGGCCTTGCCTTTGTATCGACAGGGATCGGCGCCTTGCTCGCAGGCGTGGCCCTTGCCGGTCTTGCCATCTATCAGCACTGGGATGGTGTTTCAGCTTTCATGGGGGGAGTATTCGACGGCATCAAAGTCGGACTGGAACCAGCCATCACCGCATGGAAGGGACTTGGCGAGGCGCTTGGCATTACTGACAAGGTGACCGCGCTATGGGAAGGGTTCAAAAAACTGCTGGAGCCGGTCACCTACACCAAAGATGAGCTGGGCAAGGCCAGTGCGGCAGGAAAGAATTTCGGCGTAGTGCTCGGTAAGGCGATTGACTCGCTATACACCCCAATCAGATGGCTGATCGAGAGCATTACGTGGGTGATTAACAACATGCCGAGCTCTATCGGATCAACGCTTGGCTTTGCCAGCGACACATCAGGTCTGGCATCACCAAGACCCAATGATCTTGTGCCAGCGTTGCCATCTCTCCCGGCGATCGCCTCTGCCAGAGGTGGTGGAAAAGGCAGACCGTATTACGACCAAAGTCAGATAACTATTCACATAGCCCCGCGCCGCGGTGAAAGCGATCAGGCATTTGCCAAGCGGCTGGCCGCCGAACTTGAAGCGCAAAAGGGTGTTCGTCAGCGCAGCATGATGACGGAAGGAATGATACCTCAATAATCGGCCCTTCCCTTGGCCCCAGTGGGATGCTGCGGCCAGGGGCCTTCCTATTGGGGGCTCCTTGTTTTCACATAGAATACTTGTATGAAGGAACTCGGTGTTTCATACAAGGAGTCTGCGAGCTCTGCCGCCATCAATGACACCTGACAATCAAAAAGCATGTTTTTCGCCTCTAAATACCGAGGTCTTTCATACAAGATAGGTGGAACTCCTCAGCGCATTTGCGGATACCCCGCGTGATGTGTGACATATGCCCCACCTACGCTGTTGCTTGCCGGTAGTCACCTTCTCGGTGTGGAAACTCGGCGCCAAACTCGGCAAGCCTACCCGCGAACCCTTATCGGTAGCAGGGTATAAACCTGCGCTTAATCCGCAAGGTCTACCACCCAGCCCCACAAGAACTGAAGTTTCCACCAACCCTCCACAATAACCTGAGCGCAAGCCGTTATTAAGCATTTCAGGTAAAGAAGTGCCGGACCAGAAGAAAGCCGATGACGATGCTTCAATTGCGCTGATGTCCAAGCGCTTCAAAAAGGTGGCGGAAGTTATTGGTACTGAGAAGGCAGTCGCTGTGCTCAACGCCCGTTCCGCATCACGCCAGGATCCCCGTTTCGGGGAAGCAATCTTCCCTGTTTGGGGGAATGTCTCCCCGTTTTGGGGAATGTGTCTTGCCGAGACTTTGCTGGTGGGCTGTCTCTCCACTCACCCACACTGTCTTCCGCCGGAGCAGTGGGGGTAG